TGCCGCCTGCGAGGCTTTAGTATTGACTTCCGTAACTTTAGTAGTAATACTACTAGCTGTTTGATTGATACTACTTTCTTTCTGAGTGATTGTAGTCAGCTTAGCGGCGGCGGTATCGGCTGAACTTTTGGCGTTTGTAGCAGAAGTTGCAGCGGCAGCGGCAGAGCCAGCAGCAGCGGTAGCCTTTGTAGTTGCAGTTGATGCTGAACCCGACGCGGAAGTAGCAGAAGACGCGGCGTTAGATGCTGACGTTGCCGCCTCTGTAGCCTTTTTAGTTACTTCCGTTACTTTTGTCGAAATCTGTGAGGCTGTTTGATTAATACTACTTTCTTTCTCTGTTATGGTAGTCAACTTGGCAGCAGCACTATCAGCAGAACTTTTTGCATTTGTAGCAGACCCGGCAGCAGCAGTAGCACTATTAGCCGCGGCAGTGGCTTTAGTCCCGGCTGTTGTTGCAGAGTTAGCGGCGGCGGTTGCTTTTGTTCCCGCATTAGTTTCACTTGTTTTTGCATTGGTGGCAGACGTGGCGGCGGCGGTAGCTTTCGTCGTGGCGGTAGTTGCCGCAGTTGTTGCCTCCGTCACTTTCTTGTTTACTTCCGTCACTTTCGTAGCAATTTGCCCGGCTGTCTGAGTTATGCTACTTTCTTTGGTAGTCACTTCTTCCAGTACGGTTTCAGCACTTTCAGCGGCTTTTTGTGCAGCAGTAGCCGAGCCAGCCGCAGCAGTCGCAGAGTTAGCGGCGGCGGTAGCCTTTTGCCCTGCGGTCGTTGCGCTACCGGATGCAGCAGTAGCAGATGAAGCCGCCGCATTCGCTTTCGTCGTTGCGGTAGTTGCAGATGTTGATGCACTCGTAGCGGAAGAAGCGGCGGCAGTGGCTTTAGTTGTTGCAGTACTGGCAGAGGTGGACGCAGATGTTTCGCTCTTTTTGGCATTCGTTGCCGCGGTAGTAGCTTCTGTTACCTTTGAACTAATAACACCCTCACGGATTTCAAACGCCGTCTGCACGGCTGTTATTTGCCCGTTCAATTCATCCTCAAAGGTTTTTCCATTGCGTAATACAAAAATGCCTTTCAAAAAAACATTCGCGCTATACAAGCCATAACCGAACGGTTGAGAATCGGCAGAAAACGCAGTGTCGGTAATTCCATCAAGACAACCGAGAATAACCTTTATTTTGCCTGTTAAGTCAGTGGAGTTAACGCCATTCAACACCGAAAAACGCGGCTTACCATCTTCGGAAGCGGTCAGATACAAAACGCCCTGACGTGCAGCATTCGTTTTGTTACCGAACTGTACAAGGTCATCGCCGACAGCCGGGACGGATGAAGTAAACTCTGTTTTGTTTATGAAAATGTATTGACCGGACACAGAAGTTATGCGCACCCAATAATATTTAGTTCCAGTCTTTGCAAACGTTTGGCAACGTACAAGGTCATCAGCAACAAACATCATGTCGCCCTCTATTTCAAGACGGTAAATATCATTTGTGAGAAGAACAGACTTAACCTTTCCGTTCGCAGGAGACACTACCAGCCCACCATTAACAGCGCGTATCTTTGAGATGATAAGTTCAAAGATAGTCATAGCCTTACGAACCGTCAAATTATCCAGTTCTAAGTTCCAGTCACCCGACACAGCCTTATACAATTTCATACCGCTGCCTGTCAGTCCAGGAGTGTACAGTTCAGAACTGATATAGTCTTTAATAACTGTTTGGAAAAGAGTAGCAACATGAGAAACATTTAAGTCATACACGTTAGCTAAAGCCTGTACAAGCAAGTTTAGTGTAGTCGTTTTCTGCGAAATCGTAGCGTTTTTGCCGGATATGGTTTCTTTCGCGGTAACATTCTTGCCGGATGCAGTATTAGAAGCTGTGATATTTTCACCCGCTACACTTTCAGAAGCCAATACGTTCTTACCAGATATAGTTTCAGTAGCATCTATCATATTTGCCGACACCGTACCCGTAGCATCTACATTCTGAGTAGACACGGTTTCAGAAGCCGTAATGTTTTTACCCGAAATGGTTTCTGTAGCGGAAATACTTTGACCCGATACTGATTCAGTGGCAGATACATTTTTCCCGGTTATGTTTTCAGAAGCCGTAATATCTTGACCCGAAATAGTTTCTGTAGCGGAAATATTCTGAGCGGAAATATTACCGGATGCCTCTAAAGTATCGGTATGTATTCCGTTCTCTACGTATAAACCACCTAACAGCCTTAATAGATGCTTCGTTTCGTCCGGGTTAAGCTTTGAAAGAAACTTCCCTTTTAAATCTTCATTGTTCGCCGCTATTTCCGATAATACCCGCAATGCAGACATAACATCAGTGTCAGATACTACATCCGCCTCTGTATCTTTCAACAGCAAGCGGTTTACGTGATTTCCTTTGATTTTTAAGCCATTGAGATAATTTACAATAGCCGTAATATCACTATCATCTTTCTTGCTAATAAATTCAGCCAACGCACGAAGCGCAGACAAAACATTAGCGTCTGTAAAAGACCGAATATCATCTCTTTTAACGATATCAACACTTTCACCACTGCCACCACCTTGCATTATAGTAGTGCCGCCACTTGTATGAAGAACAGAAGCCCCAACCGGATATTTTTTTGACCGGGGCGTCGCAGGCATTGTTTTTGTTTTTATCTCAATCATTGCAACTCTATCATTTTACATCTAAAACTGTTTGCGTAATAATCAATATCACCACCAGCGATAACAAACACTTTACCAGCCATAAATCTATCTGTTAAGCGCGTCAATGGTGTTATATCATTTACATTCTTTATTATCTGCGTTAATCCTATTTTGGTTGCTTTATATTGATTGATACACCGCGTTATTAATAGTTCTTCCGGGCGTATATTTTTATCAAGAATACAGTTATACAGATTGTCTTTCAAATAATCATTACCTAACATAACCTTACTGTAACATGTACCATCATTATTGTATGATGATATCTTAAACTCTATTTCGTCCAATTCATTAATGTAACTTTCATTCAAGACGTTTTCATAGGTACGGTCTGAATTATCCGATAAATCGTCTAAATCATTTCTACGCTTATATTCCATCTTTAAGTCTTTGATGTAGTACCCGACACCTGCAAAAGACTCTGTATAATTTCCCGGTTGTGGTTGCAACGGAAACATTTTAAATTTCACGTCTCCGGTCAAAGGTTTCCCTTTAGGTAGTTCTATTACATACCCTGTTAACCCGTCATAAGGTTGGGATAACTTTTTCGTATTTTCAATAGATGCAAAGCCACTTCCCGCCATGTCAGACAATGGAAATTTCACCTCAAAACGTTCTATTGCAGAGTTGTTTACAAAGCTACTTCCATTATAATAGTAGTCACCTATCGAAAATTCGCATAATGCCCGCACATAACCATTTCTTTTTTTATCATCCGTAGATAAATCATCATTCTGAGTAACTTGTACAGAACAACTAATCGCCACAGCACCATCTAAATAAGCCGCTACAGGTAATTGTCTTTCAAAGGATAATATTGGCACGCGAGAAAGCCAAGTGTAGTTGCCATCACTTCTTTTAGTTCCCCTACGAACTTGCAATAAATTCTCCCAGTTATAATTAGATATGTCCGGCTCTCCATCAACAATTTTATATTCGCACCGTTTTATCACCATGCAACCCATTAAAGAATCTGGATTATTTTTATATGTCTCAAAATCTTCTTCTGAAAGGGGACTTCCTTTCGGATTATAGTGATACAAGTGATAAACATTTGGATAATAGAATCTTTTAGCTGTCACTTTATCCCCAGATTGTTTATCTTGCGAGGTATACAGTTTCAGTTTGTTCAAATCTTCATCCGGGAATATTTGTCCTACCGGGTAGTTACTGCATTTCACTGTCACTTTATTATAACCCGGAAGAATATCCAAGGAATGTTCAGAACCTGCAAAACCTATATTTTGAACTAACAATGTATTTACGCTAACCTCGGTTTTTGTTTCCAGCATTACATCATATTTATAATAGACACCCGAATGGTCTATATCAACAAAGTAAAGGTCACCTTTCCAGTCTACACATGTCCAGTTAAGAAACTTACAGATTTCTTCTAATACTTCTTTCAATTTCATTGGCTTATCATCTTCATCAAAGAAGTTCTGTTCACTTAGTGTCATTTCGGAAAGGATGTTTTCAGAGGTAGAATAAGCCTCTTTATTAGACGCGTAAACATGCGGAATATAAACAGAATTGTACCGTCCGGAAGCCGTAGAAATACACCGCTGTAATAAATGCCAGATAGAAACAAATTCTTTATCTTTCCCTTCAATTGTGTAGTCTATAAATTCCAGCACCGACATAGCCGAAATACATTCTACTTCAAGCACAAATATTTCTGACGCATAATCTTGCGTGTATAGCTCCGGTTTGGTAAAGCCACACCAAACCGGAACGCCATCACACAATAAAGTAACACGGTATTGCTGATAATTAACCGAAAAAAGTTGTTGCAAATAGTCGTTACCCGCTATTCTTATCGTAGCAGTTGATAAGCGTGTAGGTGTATATACAAACCTTTCATCATCAATAGAAACGGTGAAAGGTTCGTCACCGGATGCAGTTAAAGAAATAACATCTCCGGTATAACCATCTTTTTGTATTTCAATCTCATATCTATGCCCGTCTATCGACGTGAAAGGTATTATATAGATAGTTTCGTAGCTCATAGTTTTTTCCCTGTCCGTTTCATGTAATTATTTAATGCTAAATACAAAGTATCTCCCCTTACTGTAATGTTGCTAGATAACCGTATTTCGCTATTTTCGGGTAATGGTGAAATAGTCCGAGACAATGAGTCATACATGCCACTATTTAATATTTTGAACAAATTGCCCTGTTGTGACCCGTTCAAAATCATTTCACCACTATTCAATAAAGCCGGAACTTTATCACCCGCAAACGACGTGCCGGGAACGATACCGCCTGTTGCGAAATGTGGCATACTTGACATAGCAGCAATAATAGCGGCAACCCCAGCTAAACCTAATGCAATTCCAACAAATGGAATGCTTGAATGCGCCGACATAACCTTAGCACCTGCATTAACAACCTCAGCAGTTGTATTCTTATTTGTAGTAGCTGTATCTTGTTCCTTCACCCCCATCATTCCAAGAATAGCCGGGGTAGCCTGCGCAATAGCCATCAAAAGTGTACTGCCCCATTGCAAAGCAGAAGCTGTATTTTCATCAAACAGACTAGATAAACTACCCATCATATCACCAATTCCAGAAAGAGAGTCAGCGAAATCATTATTCAAGTCTACATCTTCCTTTTTAAAGATGGGTTCGTACTTAGGAAGTTTGATACCACTTATATCAGTAGCATTAGAACCCTTAGTTATCTGCTTTCCCTTCCTGTCTATACTGCCATTATTCAGTACACCCGCCATTTCTGACGACATATCAGATTTCACACTAACATTTGCAGTAATCTGAACTTTCTTCGCTTCAAGTTCATCAATAGTATTTTGTACGGCAATACGTGCTTGTTCCGTCGTAGTATTTATTAATAATGTATTCTGCTTTAAAATATCTTCCTCTACGGAAACATATTCGGAAAAATCCTTTTTCGTTTTGGAATCTACGCTATTTGTCTGAATCTCCTTTTCTATCGAAACTTTTAACTTGATTTTCTTTTCTTCAAGCTCACTAATTGTTTTCTGTACAGCAACACGCGCTTGCTCAGTAGTTGCGTTTGTCAGTTCCTTACTTTTAGCCGAAATTTCCTTGTCTACATTAATATACTCCGAGAACTGTTTTTGCGCTTTGGTCGCATCCAATTTATTTTCCCCGTACTTATCCCTAAATATTTCTTTCTCTGTTGCAATATTTAAATTTATCTTCCGCGCTTCAAGCTCACTAATTGTTTTCTGTATTTCTGCACGCGCTTGCACGGTTGTAGCGTTTAATAATTCTTTGTTCTTAGCTGCTATCTGTTCGTTCAAAAAACCAGCAGAGCCAGCAGGTGACGGCGTAGGCTTTGTTCCGGTAGGCGTAGACGAACCGCTATACACTTTATATCCTTCCAAACTGGCTACAGCCGTAAAGCCTTTAACTGCCTTGTTTGCATTATTAAATTCGTTAGCAGTTTCGTTATATTCTCTAGCTGTGGATTTTAATGCAGAATTTAATTGGTAATATTGGGTTATTTTAGCAGCTATATCTTTTAACTCATCATCACTATATTTTTCAAGCATTGTGTGAGTAATAATATTCTGTTTTTGTACTTGTGCCAGTTGGTCTATACCTTCCTTGTCATCCTTATGTGCCTTACTCCAAGCAGTATAATTATTAGTTCCTCTCATAGCACGCTCCTTAACAATCGTCCTACTTTCTGGGTTTAACAAGTCAACTTCAAAGGAATTAAGCAAGTCTTCTAATGTGATTTGAATGTTAGCACCAGTCCTAGATTCTACAGCTTTACTTGCAGCTTCTATTAATTGTTTTTGCAGAGTCTGATTATTATTTTGTTGATTTTCTAATGCCATTCGCCATTTATCAAAAGCAACACTTCTTTCATCCACGCTAGCGAACTTATTTTTAGCTATATATTGTGCGTCTGCTATTTCTGATTGATTTTTGGCAGAATACACACCGTAGCTTATTTGCGTATTTCCTAATTGGTCAATAGCGCTATATGCTTCTTTTGCCTTGTCTATAACGCTTCCCAGCCCAGACAAAAAATTATCAAAAGTGCCAGTTCCTAAAGAATAGAAAAATTCATCTACAGAAGTTTTTAAAGCAGCCATATTACTAGCCGTCATATCCCCTAACGTCTGACTACTATTCAGAACTCTATTAAATGCCTCACCTGCTCCCATAGCTATACCTAAAGTACCAGCAAATTTAAGTACGCCAGCCCCGGCAGTTTTCGCCATGTTGCTAATACCGCCTTGAAAACTATTCACGCTAGACTTTGAGCGGTCTAATTTAGCGTCAAAGTTTTTGGTATCTAAAAGTAAACGAGTAATTATATCAGCCATTTTCCTAAAGAGTTTTTTCTATTTGTTTTGCCATCTCACGCAGGCGTTTCATATCTTCATCTGAAACGCTTGTATCTTTAATTTCTATATCTTCGCTGTCCCACGGGAAACGGATTATATCAGTCTGTTTCAGTTTCTTCGTGCTATTTGCCTGCGCTATTATATAACCAAGTATGCGCGTTTGCTCCCACGTCTCACGATTACGGCGATAGAAGCCAGCAAGAAATGTTTCTATCTCTCCGAATGTCATTTTATACAAAAAGTATTCGGGAGATATACCGCCCTCACCTACTACACGCTCGTATAACTCATGTACGCTTACCGGATTTTCTTTTTTTTTGAGCCTTTTTTATTGTTAGCTTCGGCGGTTTGCTGCTGTAAGGTCAGTTCGTCAACGACGAACGATTTATAAACATTAAATAAACTTGGGTCTGTATCGCAAAGGTCTATAAACTCCGAAAACGGCATAAAGAAAGTTTCATTATTGGCAATTAATGTACTGTAAAACAATACATACTCATCTATCAATTTACCGAAGACAAACGGTTTGCCTGTAATCTCCTCATAAACAAAGAAGTTCTTTAGGATATTCTTTAAAATGTATTCTACGTTTTTAATAATAATCTTTTTCATACATGATAAATTAGAAAGGGCGGCTTTCACCGCCCCAATTAGCAATAATAAGGTTACTTAGATTTATTCTCACCTGCCCCACTAGACGCAGGCGCAGGTTCAGCCGCGGGCGCAAGTGCACCAGTACCATCAAGCGATACGGAAAAAGTTGCCTTATCTCCGTCAGGTGCATTCAGTTCCAAAGATGTGATAACAGCCTTACCTTTGTATGGCTTTGCGGGTAAAGTCCAACCAGCGGCAGGCATTTCATTTCCTTTGTTCTTCGGTATACCGAAAGCTATTTCAACAGGTTCAGCCGCAACAAACAAGGCAAACAATTTATCATAACCGTTAATGTCCTCATCTGCACTGAAACAGTTATCGCTAGAACAGTTCCAAGCAAGTTTCTTTATACTCTTTTCGTTCCACATTCCACTATCTTTGCTTTGTGTGTCAATCGTTTCAGCCGATAGTCCTAATTTACACGATGTTGCAAGCGCGATTGCTTTCCCGCCAATGAACAACATCAAATCTTTTCCTAATACTTGTTTTGCTGACATATAATTTAATTTTAAATGTTTGGTTCAGTCTCAAATGAGAATGTAAGTCGCTGAATAAATGTATCTTCCGCAAATGATTCATCGGTAGAAATCAATACTGCATCAACAACAGAGAACATTTTATATTCGCCTGTTTTTCGCTCAATCAAAGAGCGTACTTCCTCCGCTATAGCAACAGACCGCAGATATTTATTATCTGCTACAACTATCTCAACCTCCACATTGTCACCTGTAGCATACCTATCTTTCGTTACATTAGGAACGAGAGAGTTTCTTTTATACAGAATGAACGGAAAAGTAGTTTCCTGCACCGTTGACAACGGGAATATTTTATCTTCTACAAGCTCTTTGAGGCTTGCAGACGACGCTAATTTTTCGTATATATGTGCACCGATAGATAAGCTCATTTTACTTATTCTTATTTATTACCTTATTTATTGAATCTAATATATTTTGTTGCAAAGCGTCTTCTGCCTCTTTCTTCTTCGCGTTAACCGCGTCGCTAAAAAAGTTGTAAGCTTTCATAGTACCCCTATTCGCCCCTTTCTTGGTAGCGCGTTCTACCGTACCCAATTCAATGAAACGGAGAACGTAAGCGCGTGCACCTTTTTTCCTTTTATTCAGCAAATCAATGCGTGCGCCGCCTGCATCCCTATAGACCGCTAAATTGATATCATTCTTCAACGGCTTATAAGTCGTACCTTTCTTAGTAACCGACTTATTCGCATTCGGTATTAAGGAAACTAATCTGTTTTGAGCTTCCTTTCTAATTATTAATGCAGACTTACGAATAGCCGACTTTATAGCTTTTTTAGCATCCTTATCATTTAGCTGTGTCAACAGTCTATTTACTTGCTCCACGTCAACGCTGACCCTGTGCCCGGATATGATTTCATTACTCATTTATTAACTCTGCTTGTATGATTGTACACTGTTGTAGTCTATCGCGATTGATGGAGATGATTTTATATTTTCTTCCTTCATAAATAAAAATCATTTTCTCATGCACATCTCTACAATACCTTATTTTACAGGTTATCGCCAGCGGGTTAAATACTTCACCGTTTACCAGTGTCCGGTTGCCGGATGCAAACCTCACATCAGCGCGCTTTGAAAATACATCTACCCAATTGTCCGAAAAACCGCCCAATTCGTCACGTTGCGTTTTACTCTCTTGAAAGCGAATTATTTCTCTTAGTAGCCCTGCCTGCATTATGTATATTTTTTAAGAGGTTGTAGCAACAGCGCAATATGTCCGGGAATAACATTAGCAGCAGCAAATGTTATATCTTCACGGTTCGCATAGTAGTTTGCAATAAGTATTCTTATAGCGTGCCAGATACGGCGATCTATTTTCCCGTCTGTAACCAGTTCCGTTAACGGTCTGTTTAAGTAGGCTTCTATAGCAAGTTGAACTGGTTCAATCAGACCGCTTATATATGCGTCGTCATGGTTAAAATCAACGTTCAAATGCTGCCTCAAATCTTCTAATGTTACGTATTCATCCATTGTGTTAAAATAAGCAGAGGCAGGACATTACGCCCTGCCCCTTTGGTTAACAATCAAACAAAAATATTACGCAGCCTTTTTCAGAACGGCAAAGGCTTCTTTGCGGGCTACAACGATATCGCATTCAGTGTTCAATACAAAGTTTACTTTGTTCTTCTTCGCCTCTGTATATGGGTCAACAACAATGTCAATATCTCCAAATTGTCCGATAGCAGAATAAGAGAACACGCCAAAACCAAGCGCATCAGCATCCATATAGTTAGTAACTACTACCGGATAACCGTTCATAATATTATTTTCTATAATCATGCGCGGTGAACCCGATTCAATCGGAGTCGATTTCAAAGCACCGTAAACATTCGGGCTACAGATATATGCCGCCGTTCCGTCCGTAGTATCAACACCTGCATCAAGAACTTTAGTTTCCAATGCCACAACGTCTTTAAACTTAATACCGTTTGCCGCTGTATAAGTTGCATCCGGTGCAGCTTTCACAAATACACCGTCACTTGCATTCGCTAACTTTGCGCCGCTGAACATCCATTTGTTCAACACACGGGCAACGCCTAAAGACATCTGTTTCAGAACAAGATTCTGTAACGCCAAATTTGACTGAGTAATAGCGCGGCGAGATACAGGCACAGAGATAGAAATACGTTTAGGCGTAGCCGTAATTTTGCCAATATCCAATTTAGTATCAGTAACGGCGACATTTTCACCCATAATACTAGCCTCAATTGCCGCAAGCGTCGGGAATGTCAATTCACCAACACAGCCGCTTTGCATCTTGATACCAAGTTTATCAATAACCAAGCCTTTCTCGAGAGGTTCAATAATTTCGCCTATTACTACAGGTGTCAAATTTGCCACTGCTGACGCGTCCGTAATCACTTCGGCGCGTTGCTCTACTTTAATGCCGTTCTCGTTTACCGCATCGCCGTATTCGTCCAGAGAACGACGGTTCACAATGGCATCAACTACATTTGCAAACAATGCCGGGCGATTAACAGATACAAAAGCCGGATTACTTCTATCTAAGTTGCGCCGTTCCAGCTTCATCTCAAGCAATTCCTTTTCCGTCTTCAACGCCGCAAATGTTTCCTTCTCTTTTTCATCCAGCGAACGTTTCTCTACTTCCGCTTTATCCAACATTGAACGCATCCGTTCTTTCAGTTCTGCAACTCTTTCAAAATCTTTTCTCATAATCAAATAAATTTTCGTAAATTATTAATTTCTTGTATGTAGCTTTTATCTTCTGTTTCGTCTATAAAGTCGTCAATACTGCGAACAGTAACATCAGTGCCAGTATAGGCAGGGTCAGACACGGGCGAAACATCCGTTATCAAGTCTATTTTGTGAACCTTGCGAATAACAATACCGTCTCTCTTTGAATAAGTAACATTTTTCTCGTTCGCATAAAATTCAAAAGAAGAACCGTTAATATCTCCGCGAGTAATCATTTCTACAGCATAATCACCGTCGTCAGTGTTCGGTGCTTCAAATTTATATTTCAGTCCGTAGCTATCAATTTCTAAAGATAAAGAACCGATTCCGCAGGTGCATCTCGCTAACATTCGTTGCCTGTTATGCTCTAAAAGAGCCTTTATATCACATGAGCGTAAAAGTTCTTCAGTGATTGCCCCGTCTTCGATAATTTCAATAAAGAAGCGTTTTTTTGCTTTATCAAAAAGTACCTTGCTTTCATGATTGAATACTACAGCGTAGCCCTCAACCGTTCGTCCTGTAACCTGCGGTGCACCTAATTCGCTAAAACTTCGTATTTCCATTTAATTGCGTTTTACATTACCCTTTTTTACTATAACTTTGGTATCTCCATTTTTTCATCTTCAATAATGGATGCGGTTTCCCCTTTTATTTTGGCTGAATTGATTGGGGCAACATTGCACGAAATAAACGCTACATCTCCGCCGGGTAATGGTGCATCACCTTGCATCATACGTATTTCGTTAGGTGTCTTTAGCCCCGATTCTATCTGCCCCTTATAATATGCCATCTGTGTAGTTAAATCTGTCTGATAGAGTGCCGCACGGTCAAACCTTATCCGGTATACATGCGCCACGGGGTTAGCTATGAGTTTCGCGCGGAACTCCGTTTCTATCTGCCTCAAAATAGGCTGTAATGTATCGGTTAAGAAAGATACATTGCTCATTTCAGAAGCTTTATAATTAGTAGGCTGTCCTGCAAATACTTTGTCCGGGTGCACGCCGTAGAAGCGGCAAATATCTAACACACACAGTTCCTTTGTCCCTAGTAATTGCGCATCAATAGGATTAATAGAAAGTTGTTGAAAAGACATATCACCCGATATATAGGCTATATCCCTACCACCGTTAAACTGTTCTTCAATTCTTTCTCCAACATCCTTTCCCTGCTTATCGGTTAGGGTATTAGTCCCAATAGCACCGCTTAAACTCTTTCCAGAAACCAGCCCCTTTATTTTACTACCATTCTGAAACGTTCGCAGATTCTGATTATCAGCACTTGCAGCAATTGAAAAAATACGACTAGCGTATGTAATAGTACTAACACCTGTATAGCCGCCATCTAAAGAATTATTTCTTAAATGAATAACTTCATAGGGTTCATATCTGCCATAAAGATGGTTGTAAGGGTCTGAGATGGTATAATAATCATGCAGAATATCATAAAAGACTGTATTCTTTGAGCACAAAACCAATTCACTAACCGCGCCAAATTTGCGCTTAATCACAATGTAAGCGTTTCCCTCATTGATTATATGACAAACCATATTTCTAATGAACTCAAAAATGTTCATTCGTGAATTTGGTTGTACGTCAAGAAGCCGATAAAGTTCGTGCTGTTCGTCTAATGAGAAATACCCGTTAGACTTCCGCTCAATCAATAGCGGCATAGATGCAATCGTACCAGATAGAATAGCAGTGCAGCGATATGCAGCAGAAAGCTTCATTGCTTGGTCAGTACTATACACATTGATAGGCTGATTAGGAATTTTCGGCAAAGAAGGGCTAACCACTGCATCTTTTCCGGGTTCATCCGCTCGCCTTTGCGCGCTTCCTATCTTGTTTGAAAAATACTCTTTAAGTCCCATATACTAAGATGTTAAGTTATTGAATAAATGAAAAGTCATTAAATTGGTTATCGTAGAATCAATCTTTGCATTATGCGTTTTTTTAATAGGTTTTCTATTGCAATTTCTATCCTCATCCAAAACCGCATTAGCAAAGCAATAAGGAGTTATCGGATTCGGGTCGAAACTAATTTTATTACTATAAATGGCAATTTCAAACGATTCTACCGGGCTTGTAAATGTGCCGTATGTCTGCTTAACCGGGTTAATTATATCAGCCTCACCACCTACGGAAGACGACAAAAGGTTCACAAATTCGGCAGACTTATACGGGTCGTACCCAATACCCATAATACACAAATAGTTAGCCATTTTCAAAATATCATCAACTATCTGTTGATAGTCAATAATATCACCTTTGCACAATTTCAAGTAGCCAGCTTTAACCCAACCTTTGTATAGCTCACAGTTCGGATGCTTTTCCAATGCACCATCCGGGAAATAATAGTCTGTATAAGAATGAAACGATCTACTATCAACTGAATAAAGGTTATATGTAACCGTTGAAAAGTCGTCTCTCACAGATAAATCAACGCCTACCATTGTTGGCGGTTTACTCGTTATGTTTTCTATCTGAACCTTTTTAAACCGCTCTTCTATTTGTTTCGCCTCTATCCAAGTAGTTGCACTATTAGAAGCGAAAATATTAAGTAATTTCGTGCGAAACTCCAACGCATCATCCGCACTATACAAAGCCTTTTGATATTCACTTTTATAAAAATCCTCATAAACCGTAACGCCTAAATGCGGTTGTACTTTTCGCCATGTCTCCGGGTCGCCCTCTTCGTCGTCTACATCCGGTTCAAATATATGTGCAAATATTGCGTCGTTATCCAGTTCTCCGCGTAAGATGGCTTTATAGCCTTTTAACATCTCGACAAAAGGACTTGTATGTTTATCGGATGCCGTTGTTATAACGACGGTTAAAGGGTTGAGACGCGCGCCCATTGAGGACGTTAGAACGTTCTTCAATGCCGCGCTGTCTGCCTGTGAGTATTCATCCAATATAACCGTACTTGCGTTCAAACCGTCTAACTTGTCGGGATTAGATGCCAAGCACCGGGCGAATGATGTTTTTCCCTTTATTCTGTTATAGATAATTTCTCTATTTATCGTAAATCGGCGTAACTTCGGGTCTAATGCCTTAAGTATGTTTCGTATCTCATCAAAACAAACCTTTGCTTGATTATATGAGTTTGCAGCTACATACGTTTGCGCATTTGCATCACCGAAAAGCAAATCATATATCGCCAAAGAAGCGACAGACGTTGTTTTGCTGAATTTACGCGGCACAAACAAAAGCACATCACGAATAACCCGCCGATTAGTGCCGGGATGATAAAACCCTAAAATATTGGCGAACTGAAATACCTGTACAGGGGTTAACTTATATTTGGTTTTCCCCTTTGTGCCGCTAAATTTTAAATTCTCATAGAAAACTATGTATTTCTTTACCTCCGACGTTCTAAAATTATATTTGTCTAAGAAGCGAAAGAAACGTGATACAGCTAAAAGCTCATACAGGTTATGTTTGTCCGGGTTATCTATACATGCACAAACATAGCTGTTCAATCGTTCGTCAGTTAATACCAGGCGATAAGAGTAAACGTTTATCGCTTGTAATGACGCAACCGTAACTCGCTTTAATTCAATCAATAAATTACTGTTCCCCGGCTCCATTCACTTCATTTATAAAATCGTTAACCTCATCATCTTCGGAAACAGAAAGAGTCTGTAACGTCAAACCAAGTTCACGTAATTGTTTACGCGTCACTTCCAGCGAATCAAATAAAACTTTGAATGCCGGATGTGCTACAAGCTTCGTGTTTTCCTCGCGCGTTTTCTCTTTTACAAAAGACTTCATTCTCTTTTTGGATATATCAGAAAGAGCAATTCGGAACGCCATATAAGAACCCGCACAAAGTTCTATACACAAATCCAAATCGGGAATGTACGTACCTTGCGAAGTCATTGCATCGCGGATTTTATTTTTGATGTCGTCTAAATCACTCATTTTGCACACGCTTTTGCACATAAGTTTTTTATGTTAGTGTTTGGTAGCGCGTGACTTAACCAGAAAAAGCAATCCCCCCCAACGAACCCCACCGTTTGAAAAAAACTTCGCGCGTGTAAAAACTAGGGGGAGTGGGTTTAAAGCCCTTCACCCTTCGCAAAAAAAAACCGCCCCCATTCAAATAAAATCAAGTATAAAACAACAAGACATAAAAAAATAGTTATATTTGTCACAATTAAAACAAAGAGAGTACCATGAAAAATAACATTATAGACGAATATAAAAAAGAAAAGCCTATTTATCAAAGAGTTGCAGAAAAGCTACAGATACTTATCAATGAGTTACTACGCGAGAATAGTATACATATTCATCAAATAAGTTGTAGAATTAAAGAAGAAGATAGTTTATCTAATAAGATAAGCCTTAAAGAAGATAAATACAAAAGACTAACTGATATCACAGATATAGTAGGTATCAGAATTATTACTTATTTAGATAGCGATGTAGACTTAGTTGCTGATATGATAAAAAAAGAATTTAATGTCGACACTGCAAATAGTATAGATAAGAGGAAGCTAGATAATGATGTATTTGGCTATCGTTCTTTGCATTTTGTTGCTTCTTTCAGTGATGAAAGGTGTAAACTAACCGAATTTAAAGTAATTAAGGATAAAAAATTCGAAATACAAATACGTTCAATACTACAACACGCTTGGGCAGAAATAGAACATGATTTAGGATATAAAAGTTCTATCTCAGTTCCAGATGATTTTATTAGAGGCTTTAATAGATTGTCTGCATTGTTAGAGACTGCAGATATCGAATTTGATAGATTAAAGAAGAGCCTTTATTCATACGAACACACATTACCTAAATTAATCAAAGAAAGACCTAATGACATCGAAATTAATCAAGCCTCAATAACATCCTATGCTAAAAACAATCCTCTAAACAAAGAGGCTATTCAAAAAATAGTAAGTATTAGACAATGCAGAATAAACTACAAAGCATATACTAACGAGCTACTTTTTAACTCGTTATCTTATTTAAATATTAAGACTATTGGAGATTTAGAAAGAACAGCAATATCGGTGAAAGAGAAATATATACAATTTATAGAAGAAGTTCACATAAATGATGCAGATATTATTTCTGGCACAAACATAACTACGCCAATATTTTATTTATGCTACTACATAGCTTTATCTAGAGATTGCTTAAAAGAATTAGCAGATGTTAGTAATAAAACTTTTTCAAGAAAAGAGATTCGGTTATACAACAAAGCATTTAACAAGATAAATGAAATAACACCCTCTAAATAAGATTATATACATAGAGGGTGTACAATTCCCCTAATAAATACCAACTATTTCACACAAGCCATTTTTTCACAAATACCTATCAATAAAGCGTTTAGCACCTCGTTTATTATTAGCCTGTATCGCTTCTTTCGAGTGGCTAAACGCACTCTTATGTATTTCAGAGTGGCACATGTGGCACAAACTTTGCAAGTTCATCCAGTTAAACATTAATCGCTCCATCATTGCCACACCTGCAACGCTTTCGACTGGTGTAATGTGGTGTACTTCAGTTGCAAGTGTACTAACATCACGCTTGGCGCATTCTTCGCAAACCGAATTAGCTTTTAGTTTCTGCACGCGGAGTTTTTTCCAGCGTGCAGAGTTAATAAGTTTTATGTATATCGGATTCCGGCTCATAGTTCTTGTTTGTCAAGTCCATTAATGAAGTATTTCACACGTGCACAATTACCATCGCAACGCGTCGTTTTCGTTTCTCTCTTATGCAGCAGGTTCGCACAACCGCGGCTAACCTTTGATGGGCACATTTGTTTGCAGACTTCTACTGCGTGATGTCTTGTTTCATCACGTTGTACACTTATTGCCTCCATTGCTATATTAACAGATACGGTATTATTTTTGTGTATATTATCTGCTATCAAATATATTGCTGTTTTCATTTAATCTTTTCTTTTAATTCAGTATATTCAAAATTTATTCTCTCACATTGATACATGCCGACTAATTCTGCACGTGTCTTTTCTAAATCTTCTGTCTGTAATTCGACATTGTAGGCAGACCGTGTATCTGATGATACACATACAATTCTGTTTATTAGATACATGATTATTTCTTTTTCGGTTTATACTTCCATCCGTTCAACTCGTAGCACTGTTTGCGTATGGTTTCTTCGTCCCAATTCTGATTAATTTTAGTCGCTGTCCCGTTGCCATTGTCTTTATATAGCTTATAGCTACCCATGTGACGGGAATAATAATACTTTGGATTCTTCATTTCTTTATAGTTATGATTCAGATAAATATTCTATCAAACTCTCTTTGTTCCTAAAGAGCATTTTATCCCATTGTGGATAATTATTTCTCGGTACACTTAAACCGTCAGACAGCTTGTATACCATCAAAAAACTACGATCTGTATAGGATATTTCAATAGTAATTTTGCTTATAGTGGAATGACAGATATTGTCTCCACTTAGATAGCATACACTATCACCTACATTAAACTCTGTATCTATATTCATATATTTATTGTATTGAAGGTTACAACCCCTGTAAATACTCTCTCAACATAGCTTCGGTCTTTTTACCAAGGGAATATTCTTTGAGCACAAAAGCGATTTCATCTTTTGTCACTCCGGCAGAAGTTAACTGAGCTTTGGCTGTTTCTGCCCAATTGTAATATCTGTCATTCAATTCTTCCGTATAACTGCAAAAGCAGTTCCACCAACCTGCATTAAATTCATTCATATTTTTCTTGTTATTCGTTAATACTTTCACTGTCTTGTAATTCCTCATTTTTGCTAACCTTCTTCACCGGAATACGCAATTCTTTTTCAGTGAATTTATTCAGCATATAGCTGTTTGCTTCGTCCCAGCATCCAAAGTCTAAATTAGGGTCAATGTAAAGTGCATACAGCGTTTCATTTAGTTTATCCATGCTGCCGAAGCAACTAGAATTTATATTACTACCTATAGCTTTAAATTGATTGCTAAGGCGTTTATAATTCTCTGAAACGAACCTATCAATATAGGCTCTGTTTTTACTGTTCACAGCGGCACATTGTACCGGAACATCATGCAAATAGTTTGCATTAGATAGTTTCTTCAATTTTCCCATAATCTTAACTGTCCGTGTATTTCATCTAACTTGTATTGCGGTAGTTTCCGCTTTGGTTTCACAAATTCAAAATGCTTCTCCGCTTCCGAATAATCCGCGAACATGTCTTTTATTTCGTCCGGTACGGGTTCTTCCGTTTCGTCATGTTCTGGGTCTGCAACGCGAAGGAAACAGGCAACGAGATATTGTATAATCTCATAGTTGGAACTGAACCCGTATTTATCGCGTATCTCCGAAAGCCGTTTAAAATTGTCTATGTCGATGCGGGCTACTATTTTGCCGAACATCTTAGTTTTATGTCTTCTCATTGGTTTATTTCCTTAAACTGTCACCCTTGAACACAACAGGCGTAGTAATTGCGCGTAATCGGTCTACGGTTCTTTCACCGTATTTATCGCGTAATTCAGAGAGTGACAAATTAGTAGTTACAATCAATAATTTCCCTTTCTTTTCGGCTTCGTCTACAAGCTCCGCAAAAGACAGCCTTCTTTCGCCGTATTTTACGCTTAGAAACTCCGTGCCTATATCATCCACGTAAATGATATGTTTTTGCTTCACAGCGTCTAAATTTGCATTCAATTGCTGCGCATCGTAACATGATACAACCTTATTGCAGCGGTCATTTAATAAAATCGGGATAATTTTCCCGCAAATGAGCGTCTTTCCACGTCCGCAATTTCCGAGGCAAAGCAAGCCGCGTCCTTTGTTGTCAACGAGCCATTTTGCAACCTCGTTATATTCTGGTTGCCATACTGCCATATTGTTAGTAAAGTAGTTAAGCCCACTAAATAACAGTACTTTCGACTGGTGTAAAGACTTTGAAATAGAGATATTAACTGTATTCGGAATAGGATTAAACCCAATATCTTTAATCAAATGTTCTATCGTATTCACCATAACTTTTCATCGTATTTAGATTGCGAGTTATCATGCAACACAGTTCCTACGTCTGTATTCGGGCGACGTGTTTTCTCTCTGCCTGCCCACGTTGCAAGCCGTTTGCTAGCCTCCCACGTCGTTTGTTTTTCAAATCGCATCTTTGTTCCAGTTCTCGTTAATTCGCTCCAATACTCAAAAAAGGCTCGTATCATTTCCTTGCCGTACTTATCGACAAAGGGAACTAAGGTTTGATAGAACTCGTCTTTTCGTTTGAGCGTAGCGGCTTTAGCCGCGTCCTTCTTTGATACACCGTTAGGTGTATTTTCTGTATTTACATTAACATTATCATTTACATTTACATTAGGTTCGTCTTTGGTTTCGTTTTGGTTATTTTTTGGTTTTTCATTGGTTTTATTTTGGTTTCCATCCGGTTTACCTTCGCTTTTTGGTCTACCACCTTTTTTACCATTTTCAAACCGTTTATTATTCACGTCTATTTGCGGTTTCATCAGCGTAAACACGCTGCGAGCTATAGGCTTTAGATTTTCAGTTTCCTTACCGTATAGGCTATACTCCATTATAGCCGTGTAAATCTCACCCTGAACATCTCTAGGCAAATCTTTGATAGCATCGTAGAAACTTCTATAAAACACAAAACTTTCACGCATAATTAAGCCTCTCTTACTTCTTGAGATACAAGAGACAAACCCTAACGCCCACTGACTTGTATGTCTTATAAGCAGAGCAGAAGCACATAAAATCGTCTTCTGCCCCGGCTTTCTTACAAGTCCTGCAATTTCCCATTATCGTACTTTTCTTTGCCATCTCTACACCTCATTTATTTTAATTCCATACATGTACAGCATCAGCTTTCGTTTGATGATATACTCTTTCGTTCTCATTCCCTTACTATCTTCAACGACTAACACACCATCACGCAAATATTGAAAATCAGCCCTATAGCAAACAGAACGTTCTACGACTTTACCTTTGCCGTTATTATCGCGTTGCGACGGAATTAGCTCATATTTTATCTGTTCCTGTAGACCGGAAATAATTCCTTTCTTTTCTAGCAGTTTCAGTTCTTGCGCCCGATAGTATTCCCTCTTTGAATCATAACCCTTGTACTTGATATTATTATACTTTGCCATCTTTGTAGTTTTTAGAGAATAAGGGGTCGCCATTTTACCGACCCCTTACCACTGTCTTATTTCTCAGATACTTCTTTTTCTTTAGCTGAATACGGGTAAACGTCCATAATATCAGTTTCTTTCACCATTTCTATGGTGTAGTCTGCCATCGTACCTTTCATTTGCTCTACCACCTTGTCTTTTGCTTCCTGCAAGTTGTCAGCCTGTACAAGAATATTAGACTTTGTTTTCTTCTCTGCCACCGTCTTTTCGTCCAGCGTAATAAATGCCAGACGACATTTAAAGAAGCGGTCGCCATCGCCTAAGAACGTTTCATCATAAGATGCACGCTTTATTGCCATGATGGAAAACTCACCGGAAATGAACGGGGTCACTTCTTCAATGGTGCGTGCTTCTGCCTCTGTGAAAGATAATGCATCAACTAAGTAAGGTTCAACTACTTTTTTATCCTTTCCGTTTTCCATTGTTTTCTCATAACGGACTTTGCTTTCAAACCAAGTGTGTAACATAATTTTCTGTTTTAAATATTAATAGTGTGTTGGGAACAAGCCTTTTTACTTGCGATAATTTTGCGTATTTCTTTTTTAATCCGGCGTATCTGATTTTGTATAGGAACATTCCCCTTCGCCTGTTTTGTAAGTACTTCAATCTCTAACCGAAGCGGCAGGATAACCGTTGCCGCCTCAATGCATTCGGGGAAATCCAGCCCGGTCTTAAGAGAACAATCTACAAGAGCATCGGCGAATCTAATACGGTCTGCCAGTTTCTGAATGTTCGCCTCATGCTCTGCCCGGTGCATTTCAATTATCCGCCCGTTATTGGTGTACCCGTCATATATGACATAATACAATACATCTACGTCCGACATACCAACGAAGTGACCGAGGAACTGCCAATAGTATTCGTCTTTCTCCGTTATCTCGTTAAGGAACTGCAAGGTTTCTATTTTCCCTTGACTCATTGGGCACTTGATTTCACCCAATGCCTTTATTTTACCATCCAAACCATATACATAGAAATCGGGGCTATCTCCAAAACCAGCAAAGGGTTCATTGAACACGATATCGGGAAAGTCAGTTGTACAGGATTTCACCTCATCTATTAACTGACTCCTTACCCACTCCACCGCCAAAGGTTCATTTTCATGCCCCCAATCGAACGCCTTACATGCACCATTTTCGCGTGTTATTCCAGTCCTACGCTCGTATCTTACGAGATACAACGCGTCAAAAAATGCCTTACCGTAGGGTGTTCCCTTACCAGCTTTCATTAGGTCGGGCAAAGTGGAAGATGTTATTTTCCCGTGTCTCTTTGCCTTCCAATCGTATTCCTTCTGTTCGGGTGATTTAGTTGCTACTGATTTCATGTTTCTGCAATTCTTTAATTTGCTCTTTAGTAAGTTTATACTTTGTCAGTACTTGAGTCACAGTGTACCCACCTGCTAACCCGTCCAGTATATTTTTCCATATCACCGAACCAGTTTGAACCGTCGGGCGTTCTTCTGATAGTTTCGGAGCAAACGGGCGAACGCGCAAACAGTCTGTCATTTCTCCGAAAGCATTGATACGGGTAGAACCTATTTGTATCTGCTTGTTTACCCATTCTTCGATATTGGGCGTATTGAACAGCTTCTCTATTGTTTTGCAATTCGTCTTATTCAGAATCATAGGTTTCGCGTTCTCATGGAAATAAGCGACAAAGCATTCACTTTTTTGCCCATTTGCGCCCGTTACCATCTCCTTTTTAGTCTCTTTAAGGGTTAGTATAATATCCTTTCCATCTGGCAGGGAATACGCGCCCAAATAATCATAATTGAACTGGTTTTTCCAGTGTGTTAGATGTTCCATTTTATTATATGTTATAATTGAATTGGTTTATCCATCGTGTCAAGCGTTCCAAATTCATAAAAATAAAGTTCGCTCATATAGTCATTTTGATAAAGTTGCCTGTAGCATTCTTGGCAAACAGTTATAGTTTCCTGTATATGCTGTCCGTGTTCTACTACTTCGGTGTCCACTTCTACGCCATCATCCGGTATTATCACCTTATTGCAGTCGGCGCAATGCCTACATTTGATTTCAGCTTTCATATTTCCTTTGGTTTACGTATGTGCATGCAAGCACATACGACACTGTTAATACAAGCACACAAAGCGCGATAATGAGTTTTCCCGGTTCGGGTTCACCTTCTGCCAGTGAACAGGTTAACAACATGCCGATAATTGCTACCGGACTTTGTTTCAATGTTAGCATTATTATAAATTTAATGATTAAAATTGGGGTCTATCGTATAGCGTAGGACATCAGAACCGTTACATTCCCATCTACCGTTTTGTTTGTCGGTAGTCTTTATTGCTCTTATTCTGTCTTCGGCTACAAGCCTTTCAAGCCGTCTTTGACCGCCTACAAGCACTTGAGCTTGTCTTTTGCTGAACGCTACGTTTTGGGCGGCTCTCAAAACGGTATGATATCTATCAAATTCGATTGCCATCGCTTTACTTTTTACGGGTTACTATAATTAGGTTATCTTCTACCTGTATTTTTGTTTTGAATAGAAAGCCGTCTAACTTTAAATTAGATGCAGTTGTACGGATAGACCCCCTTTTATTCAAAGGAAAATGAACAGATTCGCCTATCGGCATTTCAGTGAGAGTTGATTTTATTATTGTCTGATTTTCCATATCGTTTAAAATTCAAAATCCGTTATTACTTCTTTATCGGGAGATAGAAGGCGTTCGTGATTGATATCATCGAATTTGAATGTACTGTACTTCTTTTCAGAGCGTACATACTCGCCCCGAATCCATACCGGAGCGGTATCACTATCTTTCAGTTTGAAAAAAACACCTTTCTTTAAATCTTTCAGTTTCATAATATTGGTAATTGTGGTAGTCCGAAAACTACCTGATTAGTAACCTATTTGTTTTAAATAGCTATCAGATAAATTTAGCTCCAATATTCCACGTTGATTCACCCTAATAAAGCCCTTTTCTTTAAGGCTATTTATTGCTTCATCATAACGTTTACCTTGCATTTTAGCGAAGTCGCGAGAAATACTACCTGTAATAATTGCAAGTAATAATTCAGTTTCTGTTTTATTTAATTTCATAATCTTCTATATTGCGCAGGGCTTTCGCCCTGCTGGTTAAACTTATAATATTGTAATCTCTTTGTTGCCTAACTTCTCGTCTACACACCATGCCGCATACTTCATTGCTTTGTAGTCGTAAACAATTTCGACAGTATTAAACCCTCTACCGTCTTCCCTTTCATCGTAGACAGTATTAATGTGCTGGTATTTCTTGTTACCCATTAAAAAATCCACTTTGCCGTCAAAGTAAAATGCAACAGCGTATGCCAATGTCTTTTTCTTATCTACCTTTTTCATATTTCCTATCTTTTAGTTTGTTATTCTTGATTGATTGATTAACTTTGATGCGACAATGATAGGAAACTTTTATTTCCTATAATCAAAATAGGAAATAATTATTTCCTATAACAACATTTATTAACATACGCACTATGGAGTTTAAAGATAGATTAAAAATAGCCATTGAGAATAAGGGGGTAACGCCTTATGCTATTGGTAGAGACACTAAAGTATCTAAGGTGTCAGTATTAAACTACCTAAACGGAACAAAGCCTAATATAGGTAATATTTCTATCCTAGCCGAATATTTAGGAGTTAGTGTAGAATGGTTAATCAGTGGAGAGAATATTCAAACGGATAAAAAGCAAGAAGAAAACCAAGATAATAGTAATTTCACCCCTCATTATGAAGAACTAGCAGGCAAGGCTATACCGCACATAGATATAGTAACAGCCTCATGCGGTCTGCCGAATGGCTTTAACTCCGCTATAATGAAAGGAGACTGCGAACGTTATGTTATCCCCGATATGCCGGGCTGTGATTTCACAATACGGGCAGGCGGGCGAAGCATGATAAACCGGAACGTTCCAGAACGCAGTATCAACGACAGGGATATAGTAGGTTGTCGAATTGTTAGAAGTCGCTCTCATATTCGTTGGGGTGAGGTCTACGCACTTGCAACCTACGACGGAATAATGATTAAGAAAATAGAGCAATCCGAACAAGAAGGTTATATAACATGTGTTCCCTTCAATAAAGACGAAGGTTATAAACCATATGATGTTCCTATAAATGAGGTGTACGACTGGGCTTTAGTTGTTGGGGTTGTTAGTGTCAAAACATGGATTTAATAAAAAAATGAAATAAC